TGTACTCCTGCTCTCTCCATAGTATATCCTTGATAGTAACAGTAATTGTATCTACCCATTTATCAAGCAACTGCTGTGTAAGAGGTATGTAAACATAACAATCTGTAATCTTATACTTAGCTTGTATATCTTCGGGCAAAACAGAAATATCGTTAAGGTCAATAAGGTCTTTTAGATACTCGTCCACTTTGTCCTCATATCCCAGCTTCTTCAACCACACTTTTGCATTACTCTGTAGTTTTTCACCAAGTTCACATCTCTCAATGTCACGGGTCTTGACTGTGCCATTAGCCTGTGTGTATTCAACAGTAACATATTTTAAGAAATTGAAGCCAATTCTAATTTTGTCAATTGGTACTCCTTTTTGCATTAACCCCATACAGTAAACGCAAAGCTGACCTGACTTCTCTTCAAGAGTTTTACCTTTGTAGATTGAAGATGTTTTGAAGTCAATAATATTATATACACCATCGGAAGTTTTAAAAATAATATCAATATATCCTTGTAACGCATAATCATTAATTTTCGTTACAACAAACTGCTCGGTTATGGTTTTACATTCAATGGGCGCATGGTTTTTAAAGAAATGTTTGAGGTCAGCGTAATACTTATCAGCTAATTTCTTATTATGTTCTTCATCATTACGGTCAAATTTTAAATTAGCAATATCAACAGCCATAGACCAACCATCTTCAAATTGTTCGTCCATATCAGTATACTGTATCTGTCCTGTATATAACTTTTCAAGAATATCATGAGCAATAGTACCTGTAGTGGTATAGATACAATCTTGTCTATCTTCGGGTGTATGAAGAATGTATTTAAGGAGATACTCATATTTACTAGTTATAAAAGTATTTACCATTGACCAACTAAATAACCTATCGGTTTTATAGCGTTTCTTTACTTTTTCTAATTCATCTTTATTTAATCTCATTTATGCAATAGCTCCTTCTCATATTGCTCGTCTGCCATATAAAAAAACTCAGTGTGACTACCAAAGTCGAAAATTGTTACTCTCTTGTCGTTGCCCCAATCTCTATTCCACATTCGATAATATTTAACTTTTAGATTATTTTTTAAACAATAATCATTCATTATATTAAATGCTCTGTTGTTATCTTTAGGATAACCAACAACCTTTCTTTTACCTTTGCTATTCTTAAATACTAAAACCATTGTTATCACCTACTTGTCATTCTTCCAAGCTAAATACTTTTGATGTTCAACTTTATCGTATCTAATCTTGTGTCGCATAATAAAATCTAAAACTTTTTTAGGAGCGTCAGCCACAGAATCCTTTTCGCCAAGTAAATTCCATTTATCCCAAGTGTAATACACATTCAGTCCTAAGAATTTTGAACAGATAAACCTTACTTCATTAATAGACACATCTTTGTCCATAGAAACGATAATTTTTATGTTGTGATTATTCGCAATTCCTCTAAGTATCGCAACCTGTTCATCGGAAATTGTATGTCCTGAAAGTGCTATGCCTGTTGGGTCATTTCTGCTATCTCGTTTAAGTACCGATTTCTCGCTTTCCCAAATCACTACATACCCAGCTTTGACAATATCGTCCATATTCTCATATAATCCATAAAGGTTTTTACTTTTAGGATATGTAGGCGTTATGTAATACTTTTTAATACCTAACTCTTCATAGTTATCAATAACAGTCCGTGCATTAAACCCAAGTAACTCACCTGTGTTCCACATTCTCATAGGTATCATTACACGCTTGCGCTTAAAGGAATAACAAATACCAAACTTATCTCTCGTCCACGGACATATGCCTTCTCTAAACCAACTCTCATGAAGTATCGGCACATAATGCTCAACCATATTCTCTTGTAAAATTTCTATCTCTTTTACATCAAAATAACCGTACTTGTATTTTTTGAAGATATATAGAGGGTCATTGAATGAGCGTTTGATAATTGGCTTAGACCATTTATAATCTAATCCCAATACCGAATGTAGGTATTTCAACGTTTCGGTAAAACTGAGTTTTTTATTGTATGCTACGAGAGTATATATATCTGAGTGTTCATCAAATTCCTGTTGCCTTGTCCAATTTCTTACACCTAAATAGGGAGTATTATAGACATTAATTGCTCCCGTGTTATCGCCCGTCATATTAGCACAGGAATAGTAATCTTTAAGAGAGTGATATTGGATATGATGACAACCTATCTGCTCTAAAACAAATTCAACTTTCTTTTGATCGTATATATATTGCTTTAAAGAAATCGTATCCAATAAATCCACCCTCTCTGCGTTTTTGCCAGTATATTATTGTCTTACCAATCTTGCGGTACATTTGTATAAGCAACATCTTTACATATATTCACACCTAAATCACACTCAGCTATTATCTGTCGTACATCTGTTTCACCAAACCTGTTTTTGGTTACAAATAAAATCATCGGCTTATTTTCGGGTCTTAATTTGTATGTAACCTTAGTATTTTTCTGTGCGCCTTTTGGAATATAATAACACTCTAAATGTTTTGTTCCTTCGTCATACTCATCGTCATAAGGTCTTCTCATCATAATATTGACTGACATAACATCAAGGATTGATTTAGCTTGCCCTATCTCGTTGTTAGTTAAGTGTCTCATCTTCAAGCTGCCCTTACCAAGCTGATAAGTTACGAACAAACCTACATTCTTAGCTGAAGGTTTAATAACATCATAAAGAGCAATCATATCTCTCATCATAGACTTATATATCTCATTGGTATTAGCATCAAAACTTTCTTTGAGAGTATCCAATACGAATAATTTAACATCATGTGCAGTTGCATATTTCTTAATCAATTTAATAACTATCTTAGCTGAATATCTTTCAAGTGGTACAACCGTAAAAATGTGAAGGTCTTTAAGGGTTTCAATCCACTTCGCACATTCTTTAAGTAATTCTTTTATTTCAGGTTTAAGATTGCCATCTCGTATCTCATATTTATGTATGTATTCATACTTTAAATATTTAGGTTTCTTTTTAATAAAAACATTGTTGGCTACCCAAATAAGTAACTCTTTCTTAAATTTTTTCTCATCTTCCTCGTTGATAAAAAATACGGTCTTTTGTTTATATTTAAGAGCTGTAGGAATAATAATATTAAAAGCCAAAGTCGATTTACCAACGCCACTATTGCCACCTAACCCATATATATTACCTTCAAGATTAAAACCGCCAGTCATTTCAGTTAATCTCTCAAAATTGTAAAAAGGGAAATTGCTTTCGGATTGTTCGTCAAGCGTATCAACGAAGTCAACCATATTGTCACAAATGTTGTAACTTTTTACGTCTTCATTAACACTTACAAAAATGTTATTGAGATTAATTTCAAGATCGTCATAGATTTCCTCGATAGACATATCCGCATATTCAGATAATCTATCTGCAACTGGAAATCCTTTGGCGCATAATTTATAAACACTATTCCACTTCTTTAATTGCGTTACATAACCATAAAAATTACTTACATTTGTATACTCTTTAGACGATTGAATTGTTGCATAACCACCATACTCTGCATATTTAGCACTTAGTTTTGGGTGTTTTTCTAAATACATACCGATAGTAATATCATCAATAACGGTTTTCTTTTCAACTAAAACTAAATCAGATACGATTGTGTAATACACCTTCCATACATTATCGGCAAAGTCATTCAGTGTTAAAGTAGTATCATATAATAACTCAGGATTTTTATACAACATACTAACAACATTAGCCTCATCTCCCAACTTGTACTCTCTAATGCGTTTAAGTACTTTAGATTGCTCTTCTTGAAAGGGTGTAATTTTTTGCTTCTTATCTGCCATAATTATCACCACATATCATCATAGTTTATCTTTCGTTTTTTATCAGGTTTAGGCTTGAAGTTATTAACATATTCATTTACTCTTGATATATCAGCTTGTTCAATTTCCTTTTTAGTTTTTTCAGCTTCTTTCATCTTTAAGTAGACCGTATTAATGTTAGATTCTACAATGCGAAGAATATAATTAAACTTGTGATTTTCATCATTAAACCTATGGGTTTTTAAAGCATTTCGTATATCTAAAATACTATACTTAAAAGTATTAAGTATAACCGAGTAAGAGTAGTTGGCAGTAGAAGATATTGACCTATTTTCAATAAACTTATTGCTACACAATCCCTTTAATCTCAGTACCATAGTCCGAGATAAAGATTGATTTTCATCATAGTCCAAAACATTGTATCTCACAAAATCATAAAGCAAATTCCAATCTTTTCTATCTTGTGTAGACATATGTTTCTTTGTCGTGTTTGCCAACTTAACCACTTC